TTATCAACTATTTGTAGTATTGCGTCTGTTACTTCATCACCAGAACCTTCTTGTGCTTGAAGTAATATCTTTTCTTCTTTAACGAGAAAAGGACGATACTTTATTTTTTCATCTGTTGAAGGAATGTTCAACTCAAATGTTTGTGTATTTAATATAGGCAATGCCATAATTTATCTCCTTTATATACTAAAATGTAAATGGTGGAAATATCTTACCACCAAATACCTTACCAATTGGAATAGAACGTCTTAATTGATTTATAACGCCTCTTCCTGTTCTTCTTAATTCAGGTGGGAATCCAGATAAGAATCCGCCACCAGGTTTTACAACACCAGAAGATAGTCCACCTACCTTACCTGTGCTGTCAATATCTAAATCAAAGTTTAGCCAATCTCTATATGAGAATGTTACATTGATTGCAACAAATTGATTGTTACCACCACTATCATATTGTATATCACCAATCGTTGATGGAAAACACTCTCTCATTCTTACACCATATGTTACACTATCTCTATCATTCAAACTATCAAATTGACCTAATTGAAATATGTCTATGTTACTTACATAATCATCATAGAAGTTAAACATACCATTTAGATTATCATACATGGTAGATTGCCAAACTTCAAAAAACTGTCTTAATCTTAAAAATTTATCACCAATAAATGTTGCAGTTACATCGCTGTATTGTACACTTGTTGGATACTTATAAGGGGCACCTGCAATACGATATGGTGCTGTAGTAAATGTTCTTGCAGGCATAGTGATATTAGTACACATCAAAGTTATTTGTTGTCCTAAATCTCTTTCATATTGTAGTTTAGCTGTTTTATTGCTAGTCGTTTGACCAGCAGGCCCTGGACCAGGTTCTGTTGGATTAGATGTTGCAATTTCTCTATCTCTTAAAGCTGCTGTAAGCACATCATTCTTTGGTAGATTAATATTAACTAAAAAACGAGTATTACGAGCAACACCTTCTGCTTTGGCTATTGCAGACCTAAAACGATTAAGTGTTGTTTCTGGATTTGCTCTTTGTTTTAGTCTAGGATCACCAGGTATGTTATCATACTCTCTACCTCTAGGTAAACCTATTCTTATATCAAAGGGTCCTACTCTTTTGCCGCCTCTAAATATTGCCATAGTATTATATCTTTCTCCTACTATCACGCCATACTTGACTAGCACTTGCCTTTTTAAATTGTGCTACTGGCATAAAGATTGCAGGCGCATAATCATCCTCTTCCAGTTCTAAAAATCCACTTACAAATTGTCTTTTTAAATAATGTTTAATTGTTGGTTTAACTTCTCTTATGTTTTTAAGTTTACTGTAGTTACCACTAAAACCTCTTCTATCAAGTGTCTCTAATAATTTCATTCTTAAAGGTATTGGTAAGTAGTGAAAGTTAATACCTAAGAAACCACCTTTTGCTGATTGTATTGGCATAACAAGTGGAAACGTATCATAGTATGGCAACGTTGCTTTGAGTTTAGGGTTATATCTAAAGAAATGTAATTTATTAAACGTAGGTGCTTTCTTTAATTTATTATCACGCATAAGACGAGCTGCAGATATTCTGTTTGATAAGTCTGCTACCTTTTTCTTATACCAATTGATAGATAAATCTCTATCACCTGCCGCTTGTCTGATTGTATCAAATATACTTGCCATCCAACTATTTATCTAAATAATTAGAATGAGAAAGATAAAAAGAATGTCTAATAGAATCCTGGTACAAGGTAAGTTTAGACCTAAGAATCCATCAAAATATAAGGGTGACCCCACTAATATTATATATCGTAGTTCTTGGGAACTAACTGTATTTAAGTATCTTGACAACAATCCATCAATACTTAAATGGGCAAGTGAAGAAATGTTTGTGCCATATAGACATCCACTTACTAACAGAATAAGTCGATACTTTCCAGACTGTTGGTTGCGTTATAAAAATAACAAAGGTGAGATTGTAGAGACAGTATGGGAAATCAAACCAAAGAAACATACCATACCACCTACTGTACCAAAACGCAAGACTAAAACATGGAAGTACAATGCAGAGCAATATGTAATCAATGACGCAAAGTGGAAAGCATGTAAAAAGTATTGTGATAAAAAAGGTTATGGGTTTCAAATAATCACGGAAGATATACTTAAACATTGGTCAACAATACCTCCACTATAACACATAAATAGTCTTATGGCAAGTATTGCAGACAGATTAATAAACAAACTGGTAGGTGGCGTTTTAAATAAAACTGCTACTGTATCATCATCAGCACCTATTCGTAATAGTAGAGCAAAAGAGTTTAGTAATTCAGACCCTTTTGATCAATCTAATGAGAATGAGTTTTCATATGGTTCACTACGATACCCATTAAATTTAGGTACCACAGAGGAATATGGTCATTACATATTGTTTCATATATTTGAACGTACTAATTCAATATATCATGGTCCACAAGAAGTAGAAGTAGCAGAGGCTGTAGATGATGAACAAGGATTTGATATACCAAAAACCAAAACGGTACCAAAAGCACATTTAAACTTTAGTCCTGGTGTCGTAAGACAGCAAGATGATGAGAGTATAGGTAAGATATTTAAAAGACAAGATGATAGTTTATCAAGAAGTATAAGTGGTGGCTTGCGTAAGAGTGGTAGACTAAAACGAACAAAAGACACGATTGCTTTGTACATGCCAAATGGTTTAAAAGCAGAATATGGTGCCAACTATAAATCTAGTGAATTAGGTTTGGCAGGTGTAATCGCACCAGACTTGGCTGGCGTATCAAGCATTGACCAATTAGTATCATCATTAAAGGCTGCAGGTACAGGTGCCGCAGTAAGAGATTCCATAGCAGATGTTTTAGGTGTAAAGGCTGCGGGGTTTGTTGGTGGTCTTGTAACAGGTGGTGGTGATGTAGAGGGTGCAGTAAGAAAAACATTAGGTAAGGCAATGAATCCTGCAGTAGAGGCTATCTTTACACATGTTGACTTGCGTAGTTTTGATTTTAATTTTAGATTTACACCTAGAAACGAAGCTGAGTTTAGAACAGTTGACGCAATAATTAAGTTATTTAAGTTTCATATGTTACCAGAAAGAGTGCAAGGACAAAACATAGGTAGACATTTAATATTTCCAAGTGAATTTGATTTACAGTTTATGTTTGGTGGCGTAGAAAATGCGTGGATACCATTTGCTGCCTCAAGTGTATTAGAAAAAATGAGTGTAAACTATGGACCAGGTGGTGAAACACAGTTCTTACAACCTATAAAAGTACCAGGTGGTCTTGCGCCTCCACCAAGTGAAATCAACATGACACTAACATTTAGAGAAACAGAAATCATGACAAAAGAGAAAATTGCAGAAGGCTTTTAATGGAACAGACTATTGAAAATTTTGAAGGCACAAAAGTAGTAAATGTAAATGACGGTACCAGTATGGGTGATGTACAGGCAGGTATTGAGTTCATTTATCACATGAGAGAACATATATTAGATGTAGGGGTCGCAACAATATATCTGTTTGCGTGTTATGCTCTGTATCTATGGTTAAAGAAAGTCATTAAGTAATGAGTTATTTTAGTAAATTTCCTAACTATGCTTATGATTTATCTGATACACAGAATAGAACACTTATAACAGATTTATTAAGGCGTGTCAATATGAAAGGCAATGCAAAAGCAAATACGCTAGTCTTTGATAATTATACAGTACAAGATGGTGACCAACCAGATATGGTCGCACACAAATACTATGGTGATTCCACACTACATTGGGTTGTAGTGACAATTAACAACATAACCTCCCGTTATGATTGGCCGCTAGATCAAGTTGCGCTAACTCAATTTGTAAACGATAAGTATTCAAATCCCGATGGCACACATCACCATGAGATTAACGCAACATCTGGCGATACAACAAAAAAACTGACTGTATCAAGTGATACAGATGGCGCAACAGCGATTACAAACTACGAATATGAACAAACACTAAACGACAGTAAAAGACAAATACGTCTTTTAGACCGTGCATATATACAACAATTTACAAGAGATTTTGAGAGATTAATTACTAGAAGAAGATAATATGGCAAAAGATTTGCAATTTGCAGGTGACTATAAACTAGGGCCTATCGTACTATACTCAGCCAGTGATCCAATAGACTTGCGACCATTGATGTTAGAGTTAAACCTCTATGAGAGTGTGTACAGTCCAAACATGTATGGCAATCTAGTCATACGAGATAGTGCAAACCACAAACAAAATGCCCCCATTATAGGTCAAGAAGAAATAGAGTTTAATCTATTTTTACCAGAGAACGAGGAGATAGATTTTCGTACTTATCGCATGAGAATATACAAAGTCGCTGGTCATGAAGAAACCGCAGAAAGAGAACAGATATACACACTACATTTTACAACAAAAGAGGCAGTCAAAAATTCAAGAACAACAATCAAAAACGCACTAGAGGGTGGTAGTGATCAGATATTTACGAGTGTTATGCGTAATGTAGTTCAGTCAAATAAGAAACTGTTTGTAGAACCTACGAGTACAAATAACAAACTACTAGGTAATAATATGCGACCATACGATTATCTACACATGTTAGCGCATAGAACATCATCAAGAGACTTCAATGGCGCAGGTTATCTATTCTACGAAAATCATAGAGGTATACACTTTAGATCATGGGAAAGTTTACATAGAACAAAATCAGACAATGTGCCTATAAAGATAGACTATTACGTCAATCCTGCCGGTGAACCAATTGTTGTTGACGAAGATATGAGAAAGATTATATCGTACAGTATAGAGAAAACACAAGACACACTAGCCGGTCACGCCAGTGGTTTCTTTGGTAGTAAACACTACAATTATAGCAGAATAGACAAGAGCCTTACAATTAAAGAGAGCGATTACGACCAGAAGTTTAAACGTAGATTTACGACAGAAGGTGAGAGCTTTCCGATGTTTCCCAAAACACCCGAAGACGCTACGGGCAAGAACTTCACCGATTATAAGGACGCCAGAGTTTTCGTATCGTCTTTTGACAAGTCTCTACACACGCAATCCGCAACAGACGAAAAAGACTACGACAATAACGACAGTATATACCAAGATAGACTACACG